AGTACCTGTGATCGTAGTGCCAGTTATATTGGTTGCTGTTGCATTAGTAACTAATAAACTAGTGCCTGTAATTGTTTGTCCTGTAATGGTGCCTGTAACACTGACTCCAGATTGAAGAAAAGTATATCCTTTTACAGTAAAATCACCACTGATTGTTTGATCGCCTGCAAAGCTAAGGTTTAAAGCTTGGACAGTAGTAAATAAACCACTAGTTCCTGTGATTGTTACCCCACTTATATCCCCAGTAACTGTTAAATCTCCTCCAAAAGTACCTGGTCCATCTACATCAAAACCTCCTGTTACAGTAAGGCCACTATAGAAATGACCACTACCTTTAAAATCTGTTTCTCCTGTAACTGTTAAATCATTTTGAATGATTGCACTTTTAAAAATTGCAGTATCTGTAGTAATAACATCATCTACAGTGAGCGTTGTACATAAAATATCTGCACCAGTTATCGTATCTCCGCTAATTGTTCCAGTAGAGTAAACATTTTTGAAATAACCACTGACACCACTAATAGTTGTCCCTGTTACTCTTACAGCATTAAGATTTGTAAAGTTTCCTGTATCTCCTGTTATTGTCGTACCACTTACAGTAGTGAAGTCTGCTGTAGTTACATTTAAAGTACCAGCATTAACAGTTGTTCCTGTTACGGTTGCACCTGAGACAACTGTCCCTTTTAAGGTTCCTACTTCCCAAATAGCATTAACAGAACCTGATTGAGCTGTAACTTTAGTACCGCTAATGTTTGTTCCTGTTATTGTTACGCCACTTAAGAAAGTTGTAAATAAACCAGTTGCTGCTGTTACATCTTGAGCAACTGTTGTTTTAGTGAATAGTCCTGTTGTTCCTGTTACTGTTACACCAGAGACTCTTGTAAAATTACCTGTATCTACAGTAGCTGTTCCTCCGGCTGCAGTACTATAACTTAAAGCAGTAAAGTTTCCAATATTACCAGTAACTGTTGCACCGCTTATAGTTCCAGTAACAGTGGTGTTTCCGCTTACAACAGCACTATCTAAAGTTGTTAAACCAGTTGTTGTAAGGGTATTAAAAGAAGATGCTCCACTTACTGTTAGATCACCTGTAATAGTGATATCACCTGATATTGTTGCACCTCCTGCACTGCTTAAATAATATTGATCTAAATAATTATTTAATTCTGTGAAGGTTAATTTTTTATTTCTTAATGAAGGATCGACTTCATTTACATGCACTAAAGTAAGTAAATCAGTACTTGTAATTGCAGTACCGCCTATTGAAGTGAATTCAGATATTCGTCTATTAGCCACCTAAAAAACTCGCAGTCTTTTTATTATTCTACTTTGCCTTTATTTCTATTCTAGGTAATACATCAACAGTAAAATTCCAAATAAATTGAAAACCTGTTACAATTCCTGTAGCTACCATTAAAACTATTAGAATTTCTGCAACAGTAAAGTTTCTTTTTACATAAACTATTCTTTCTTCTGGAATATAATCCTCGAAAATTTCATTACTAATTTCTTGAGGCGCGACAAGATTAGGATCAGGAAAAGAAATGTTCTGATTATTCCACTCTCTTTGTTGTTCTATTGCTCTTTGTAAAGCAATTTGTTTCATCATTGAAGGATCAAAGGGAGTTTCAATTGGTGGAGGCATTTGAAATGATTGATTAAACTCTTCTGGATTTTGATAACGTGGACCATTAGGATCAACATAATATTGTCCTTGTTGACCTTCATTATATTGAGGTGGTGTATCTGACATTCTTTCTGAAACGTCATTAGAACGAACAGGATCTGGCATTAACTTTTTAAAATCTTGTCAAAATTTTAGCATTTTTAAAATTTTTTAGTATGACTGAATTAGAATCAATTGCTTCAGAGCTGAAAGGAATTAAAAATATTCTTGCTTCTTTATGGCAAAGTAAATATAATAATGATGAAACTAATTTAGTTTCTCCTGATTTCTATGCTGATGAATATATAACTATAGAAGAAGCATCTAAGCGATTAGGAGTATCTGATCAAACAATTAGGAACTGGATTCTTCAGGGTAAAAAGGGACGAAGCGGTTGGATACAAGGGATACATTATATAATTATTCCATCAGGTTCTAAAAAACAAGTCATACGAATACCTTGGAACCAGGTTATTCATTCTTTTAGAAAAACAAAAGAAGTAACACTAAGATCTTTTGATTCTTACGGAACAGATCTCTATACAAATAAAGGAAAAAGAAATTTAGATTACGTTCCAGATCCTTCAAAACCTGATGTTTCAGTAGATGAATAAATCATGCCACATAGATTTGATGAAATACAAATAGAAGAATTAACTCTTGAAAACTATAAAGAAAAGTTACCAAAAAGTTTATCTTTACAAGTTGAAACTTTTCTTCCTCCTATTGGTTCTTTTGATGAGAAAATAATGAAGCGTTATGTACAAACAATAAAAGATTTTGAGCTAGAAGATCCTAACAGTTCAATGACTTTAGCAAATAGACTAAGGTTAGCATTTGAAGACATGCAACCTGAAACAATTTGTAGCCGTTTTCCAAATGCAGATTTACCTTTGAAAAGAAGATTGAGATGTGTAGCAGAATATTTAATACGTTCTGGAGAATTTGATAAATTGAAAGATGAAAATGGTAAACTCATAAAAAAACGTGGTATCTTAGGGAAAATGGTTGTGATTTACCAGCCATTAGATAAAATGCTTCTCGTATTAAAAAAACAAGGCTTATTAAAAGATGACCAGCAGAAGAAAGAAATTAGTACTAAAAACATTAGGAAAAAATCCTGATCAAGAAAAGGCTCAGTTTTTAGATACAACTTTAAAAGTTATTTTAGCTGATATGGCTAATCAATTTTTAAAATTTTGGGAGGCAGAAGGTCCAGGGGTCCTTTGTTTTCAGCCCACACAAAAAAGAGAAGTTGTTTTTATGACTTTATCTGAATTGGATGCAGCTAGAAAAGATGCTGAAAGCAATAATGATGATGATTTAGGAGAAACATTTAGACGCATCATTGAAGCAGCAAGTAAAATTGACCCTCTTTTGAAAGGTGGTTTTGTAATAAACGACAATGAAGGAATGCGCTACATTGAATTAGATTACGAAAAAGGACCTGATGGGAGTACCTAGAGGTAACTACCGTTCAGAAGAATACGAATGGATTTCCAATCGAGATTTAGTTGATTCTGCCCATTTATTGCTAGGGAGTATAGACCTCGACCCTGCATCTTCTAAAATTGCTAATGAATATGTAGGCGCTGATAAGTACTATACACCAACTGACGATGGCCTTAATGCACAGGAGTGGCATGGGAATGTTTATTTGTTCCCTCCCAGTCAAACATACTTTTGGCACAAGCAGTCCTATAGATGGAAGCCGACCAGGGGATTGTCACCAACTTTAACATCTGGTCATGCCATCTGGTGGAAAACATTAAAACGCAAGTGGTTGGAAGGGAAAGTTGAGCAAGCAATTTACTATTCTAATTTCATAGATATGACAATGTATTGCCAAGATATTTTTGATTATCCTGTTTGTATTATGAAAAGTCGTCCAACTTTAATACGCCATTATTATGCTGATGATTCTTTTGTATCAAAGACTACAGGTACAAGTATAGTTGTTTACTTACAGCCTCACACTAGGATTCAGGAAGCTACTTCAGAATTTATAGATCTTTACTCTGAAAAGGGACGTATCTTGGTGTAGATTATAAAAGCTGAAAAAACTTTATGTCATTACTTTGCGATACAGAAATTAAAGCTCTAGCTGAAGGAGCTGATATGATTGCTCCTTTTGAAGAAAAATTAATTGAAAAAGATAATGATCGTAAATTATTGAGCTACGGACTTTCTTCTTATGGCTATGATATTCGCTTGTCTCCTAATCAATGCCTCATTTTTGGCCGCCCTTCCCAGGGAGATTGCGACGCCAAGAACTTTGATCCCAGTATTTTGAAGCCTGCTGATTTGTTGGAAGATGAAAGAGGGAAGTATTTTTTCATCCCTCCCTATGGATACTGCTTGGGGGTTGCTATAGAACATGTGAAGTTACCTGAAGATGTGACAGTTGTTGCAATGGGTAAAAGTACTTACGCAAGATCGGGTATCTTGGTAAATATTACACCCGCAGAGGCTGGGTGGGAAGGACATCTTACCTTAGAAATCAGTAATTGTACTGGTCTCTTCAATAGAATTTATGCTAATGAAGGAATTTGTCAATTACTCTTTTTTAGAAGTAAACCATGTCAGGTTACTTATAAACAAAGAAAAGGAAAGTATCAGAATCAAGCATATGAAGTAGTATTTTCTAAAGTATAGAAATGGAGCAAGAGGACAAGAGGTTTTCAGAACATAGCTGAAGGTTCTGTAGGTTTATTTGGATAATTAGTACTACCTACTTTTCCAAATCTATCGCCTTCAGCAAATGCTGGAGGTCTCCCCTCACCAAATGGGGCGTCAATCATTCTTTTCTTCTGGAACTTTCCAGCAGCTTTCGTTGCTCTCAGAAACTTTTCAACACGATTCTCTTTTTCTACTCCCGAAGTATCAGCTGCAGAGGCAATCACTTTCTCATCCTGATCTAAGTTTCTTGTATCAACGCGATAAGCTCTACCAGGAGTCAGGTCAGTAACACCTCTACTGGAACTACCTGAATCACTTGCGGAATTATAAGTAGAAGTATATTTAACCATTCTTGAATTATAATTCTAATAAGCCAGGATTCCATATTAAAAGTAATGAATTTTTTAGATGAGTTTATTTCAACGAATGACGAAGTAAAACAAAGAGTTGTTTCTGAATTTGATTTTGGACAACCTTTGGATAATGAAGCAAATGATGTACCAATTTATGATCAATTTAATACTGGTTTAGCGCTTACTGAAAATGATCGTCCGCGTGTTAATCTTCAGTTAGATCCAATGGCAGATAGTGCCCGATGCGGAATAACAGGAACAATTCCAAGTATGGAGACAGGTCTAGCATTAGGAGCAACTCCTCAACCTCGCCAACTGATATTAGATACAAGTCAACTTCTTCCGGAAGAAGAATTAAGAGCTATGGCAAATCAAAGAAGATTAAGAAGCGGAATCAACATTTAAAAGCATATAATAAAGTTTCTAATGAATTAGAGCCAATGTCTTCAAACAATTGGAAAATTGTTATGTCTGAAAATTGGTTGACAGATGAAGAATTTTCTGCTAAAACTTGGGAGGATTGGAAAGTTATGAACCCACTTACCGACACCAAAGGCAATATTATACCCCCATTAGAGTATGGTGGCCTTACAGATGATCCTGTAAATCATCCCTCTCACTATACTGAAGGAGAAATTGAATGTATTGAAGCAATTTGTGCCCAGTTGACTTTAGAAGAATATAGAGGTTATTTAAAAGGGGCAATTGCCAAGTATGTTTGGCGTGAGAAGCATAAAGGCGGGAAAGAATCACTGAGGAAGGCACAATGGTATCTACAAAGATTGTTAGAACTTACAGATTAAAAAGGCTGTAAGTCATCCTCATCTTCATCTTTTGTTTTACATTTAGCTAATAGACGAGTAAGTTCAAGCTCACTTGGAAAATCAAATTCTAATTCGATATTTTCATCTTGCATTAAGTCTTTAATAGCCTGAATTTCCATTAATCGCTGATGGTATAAATTCAATAAAGCAATTAGGAGCTGGTCCCAGGTTAAATTTTCAGCTTCTAATTCAGCTTTTCGCATTGCTAATTGCAAATGAAGAGGCATCTCATATTCTTTTGTATTAGATTCGCTCATTTGCTCATGAATATTTTCATAATTCTAATACATCATTTATCGAAAAGATTTTCTGAAGTATAAAAACGCGACTCATCTGGAAGATAATAATAATTATAACAATTGCGATTATCATTAAAATCATTATCAAAAGCTGCTAAAATGCATGGATTTAATACCGCCTCTAGTTTAGAGATAGCTTCTATTTCGTGCTGACTAGCAGTGTAGTCTTTAAAAGCTTTTAATAAAATATTTCCAGCTTTTATCCCTTCTACATTTTGATTCGTTAAAAATAAATCAGTTTCCTCTTTTCTTCTATTAACAAGATTTTCTATAACATGTCTTTCATTATCAAATACCCAGCGGGTAATTTCTTTTGCAGATTCAAACCAATATTCTTCATCGCATAAATCAAGGATATTACTATATAAAAATGAGCCCCAACCAACTGAATGAATAAAAGAAATCAATGCTTCATGCATCTCAAGATCTAAATTGAGATTTTGTAGTTCTAATTCTTTTGAAATTAAATCAACTTCTTTTTCTAAATATTCAATAGCTTTTTCTTTAGTACACATTTGTCCTTTACAGACTGGATATCCATCAGGATAAAATTGTGTTCCATAACCTAAAGTGTAAGGTTCATCATTAGTGTCTGGATCAGCTAAGGCTTTTTCAAGAAATCCTTCATATTTTCTAATAATTTTAATTGCCCTAGGGAAATTGGACATGAATAAATACAACAGTTATTCTATATAATACACAATTTTTAAATTAATTTAAACTAACTAAATGATCCCATTCCTAAAGAGCTAAATTCAATTCCATAGCTATCCTCTTCTTCTTCTTCTTCATCTTTATGTATTAACCAATTAAATTTTAAAATATCATCATCATCATCATCTTTTTTTTCTTTGTCTTCTTCGACACCAAATAAATCGTTATAACTACCTGTTTCACTATCTAAGTCTGATAACACATTAAATGCTGCAAAAGGATCTCCAGATTCTTCAGCTTCCTTTAATTGATTAAAAATATCTAGAGATATATCAGTTCCTTGTAAGGCTTTTGTTAAGTATATCTGTTCATCTCTATCTGCATCTGGGAAGAATGTTTCATAAAATTCATCTTCTGAACCTTCGTAACCTCCTTGAGCAAAAATATTATACAATTCAGTTTGATCTTCTGAAATTGCATCAACTTTATCTTCAGGTCTTTGGATATAAGAAACACCTAATTCTTGTTGATTTGGAGTAATTTTTTGTTCATTAAGCCATTTAATAGATTCTCTAATATCCAGGGCAGCTCCTGTTCTAAAAGATTCAATAAGAAATTCTCTTAACTCTTCTAAATCTT